CGGACCGCAAGCCCACCGGCTCGATCACGATCGAGCTGCCTGCATTCGCCACGCAGAACTTCCTCAACCTCTGCAGCACCCAGGCGACTGGCGCCATCAGCTGGGTCCACTCCGGCGGTGCCGGCAACATCATCACCTTCACCGCCAGCACCTGCGCGTTCGATGCCCCGAGCATCAGCGAGATGGATCAAGTGACCATGATCACCCTGCCGTTCCGGGCACTCCCCAGCGGCAGCGGCAACAACGAATTCTCCCTGGCTCTGACCTGAACAATGGCCTTCATCCTTAAGCAAAAGGCGACGTACACCTGGCCGATTGTTCTACTGATTCCGGTAGACGGCGGCACCAGGCAGAAGCACACCTTTGACGGTGAGTTCAAGCGACTGCCGCAGTCGCGCATCAACGAGATCATCAAGGTGGCCCGTGCTACGGAGCTGGGTCGCCTGGACGATGACGAGATGCTCGATGACAAGGCCGCGGCCAGGGAGATCCTGGTCGGATGGTCTGGTGTGCTGGATGAGGACAACAACGAGATCCCGTTCTCCGAGGCGTCCCTGGCTCAGCTGCTGGAGCTGCCCACCATCGCGGGGCAGATCATCAAGGCCTGGTTCAATTCGATGGATGTCGCAAAAAAGACAACCTGACCGGCGCCGTTGATTACCTGTGGAACGGCGTCGGCGCTGGTGGCAGCAGCCAGCTGCAACGTGATCTCGCCGCCTATGGCATGGATGAGTCCATGCTGCCGGCACATCTGCGCCAGCCGCGCCACTACGAGCTCTGGCCAGAGCACGAGGAGCCAGCCCAGCTGTTCGTGCGCTGCGCGACGCAGTGGCGATCGGGGCCCCAGGGGCTGACCGGCCTGGACTATGGCGCGGTCCTGGCCCTGATGGACCTTTACGCTGTCAGCAACAGGGCTGCTGTGCTGGAGGATCTGCAGATCATGGAGGCTCACGCACTGGAGCTGATGGCCAGGCAGGCCCGGCGTGAGGAAGCCCGGGCGCAGACAGCCAGGGGAGGGCGCCGCTGATGGCCATGAACCTCGATGCGGTGCTGCGCGTCGCCGCGAAGGTCGTGGGGATGCAGGAGGTGACCGGACTGGAGAAGGCGATCGGTCGGGTCGATAAGGCCGCCAGCGAGATGCAGGCGTCGTTCAAGGGTGTTGTCGGCTCTGCCGCCTGGCAGGGCGCAGCTGTCGGTGCGGCTGGGATCGTAGCCGGCCTGACGCTGAGCACCAGGGCCGCGATTCAGTTCGAGGCCGCCATGGCGGATGTGCGCAAGGTGGTCGATGGACTCGACACACCGCAGGGGATGAAGGACATCAGGGAAGAGATATTCGCGCTGAGCCGCGAGATCCCGATCAGCGCGCAGGGCTTTGCCGAGATGTATGCAGCGGCCGGATCTGCTGGCATTGCGCGTAAGGAATTGAAGGCGTTTGCGCGAGATGTGTCGATGGTGGCCGTGGCGTTTGACATGACAGCAGGCGATGCCGGCACGGCGATGGCCAAGATCCGCACGAACCTGGGCCTGACGCAGCCAGAGCTGATGTCGCTGGCTGATGCGGTGAACCATCTGTCGAACAGCATGGCGTCCACCGCCCCGCAGCTGATCGACTTCCTGCGCCGCACCGCCAGCCAGGGCAAGCAGGCGGGGCTGACGGCTCAGCAGACCGCTGCGCTGGGATCGGCGATGATCGCGGCCGGCGCCGAGGCTGAGGTTGCCGCCACCAGCTTCAACAACATGCTGAAGGCGCTCACCCGGGGCTCGTCGATGACCGAGCGGCAGGTGGAGGCGCTGGTGAAGCTGGGCTATGCGACGGCTGGAGCAGCAGAGGAACAGCGGCGTCTGACCCGAGAGGCTGAGGATCAGAGCCGGCGACGGCTGGAGGCGATCGAGGAGGAGAGCCGACAGGTCATCAGCCAGGTCGAGCGGCGCTATCGCCGCCTGGCGCAGATCCAGAGCGATGCCGCAGATGATGAGCAGCGGCAGTGGAGCCGCGCCCAGGACGATCGCTACAGCGCGCAGGAGCTGCAGCTGCGGCGTCAGCAGGAGGCGGAGATCGATGCTGCCAACGCACGAGCCAAGGCAGCGAACAGCACTTCACGGGCTGAGGTCAACGCCATCGACGAGCGCTACGACAGGATCCGAACGGCTCTGCAGCGCCAGCAGGAGGATGAGCGCATTCGGTACCAGCGCGCCCAGCGTGATCGCCAGCAGGATCTGCGCGACTCGCTGGCGGAGCAGGAGCGGCTGGAGAAGGAGGCTGCTGAGAAGCGGTTCCGGGAGATGAAGCGCATCGAGGAGATGCGAGCGAAGGAGGCCCAAGCCGCGGCCGAAGCAGCAGCCAAGGCCATCACATCAGAGCTGGGCCCCAAGCTGGCGCAGCGCATGCAGACCGATGCGATCGGCACGATCCGCGACGTGTTCAGCCGGATCAAGGCCTTGCCCAAGGCGATGCAGATGAGCGTCATCTCGGACCTGTTCGGTGACGAAGCTCGTGCGCTGGCGCCGCTGATCGAGAACACCCAGCTGTTTGAGAAGGCACTGGGACTTGTGGCGAACCAGGGGACCTATGCCGGATCCACGCTGCGAGAGTTCCAGTCGCGGATCTCGACGACGGCATCAGACATCCAGCTGGCGCAGAACCGGATGGAGGAGCTGTCGATCACCGTGGGCGAGAACCTGCTGCCGGCCGTGAAGGCACTGGCTGACGCGCTCGGACCGCTGGCATCCGCGATCGGATTCATCGCCAACATCCCGGTCCTGGGCACGCTGGTGATCACTCTGACTGCGTTGGCGTCAGTGGTCATCCTGCTGGCGCCGGGCATCCTGGCGTTGACGACACTGCTCGGTGGACTGAGCGCAGTGCTGCCAGGAATCCAGACCGCATTGATTATCCTGGCGGTGCCATTCATCAAGCTGATCTTGATCGTTGGCCTGGTCGTCGGAGCGCTGGTGCTGCTAGGTGTTGCGCTGAAGGCGATATGGGACAGCCGCGCCCAGATCGGTCAGTTCCTGAGCTGGCTTGGCAACCAGTTCATGAACATGCTCAAGGCGATCGGCAAGTTCTTCGAGGATGTTGGCAAGCTCATCACGGGATTCTTTACTTGGCTGAATGAGCAGATATTCAAGGCCTACGACTGGGTGATCAAGGGCACGCAGGACAACCTGAGGAAGATTGGCGAATTCGCTACCAAGCTCTGGGAGTCGGTCGTCAAGACAATCGAGGGCATCATCAACGGAGTGATGAGGGCGATTGCCAATACCATCAATGCCGCAATCAATGGCATCAATTCAATCATCGACCGGGTGAACAGCCTGCCTCGCAGTGTGGGCCTCTCGATCTCCATCCCGAGTATCCCCACCCTGCCGGTGCCGCAGTTCGCCGATGGTGGTGTCGTCACCCGGCCGACCCTGGCCATGGTCGGCGAAGGTGGCGAGCCTGAGTACCTCATCCCGGCCAGCCGCATGGGCGCCGCCTCAGCCGCCTACCAGGCCGGCGCACGAGGATCGGATGTGCTGGCCGGCCGCGGCACCGGGCAGCCGGTGATCAACATCACCACCGGTCCGGTGATGCGCACGCCAGATGGCCAGGACTGGGTCACCACAGCCGATCTGGAGCGGGCCATGCGCACCACGGCCAACGCCATGCTCGGACGCGTCAGGACGCCGGCAGGACGGCAGCTGCTGGGGATCCGATGACCCTCGCCCGCAGCCAGTTCCTCCGGGTGTTCGATGCCGCCGGCGTGACGCGCCATCGGTGGCAGAGCTATCACGCCTGGACGACCGTCAGCTGGGAGGGCGCCAGCTGGCAATACCAGCCGTTCGAGTCGAGCGGCATTGTCGCAGGCCTCACAGGCGACGAAGGCGCCATGACGATCACGATGCCGGCGACACCTACGGCGCTGTCGATGGTCGAGCAGGCCCTGGCGCTGCGGCATCGCATCGAGCTGCGGATCTATCAGTTCACTGCTACCACCAACGATCTGTCGCCACCGGCGGATCAGTCGCTCGTGGCGACATTCACCGGCGAACCGGTCGGGGGCAGCGGCAGCCTCACTGAGCTCCGCCTCGAGCTGGGCAGCCTGCTCTCCCCGGTCGGTGCGACGATCCCACCACGCACGTTCTCGACGCGCCTGATCGGCGCAGGATGCCGCCTATGACGCTGTCTGTCTCCGACCCGCTGGCGCTGGTCGCGATCGAGTCCGGGCTGGTGCAGGCGCCACTGCGCGACGACGCAGCAGCTGGTGACCAGCCGCTCGACGATGCGCAGCGCAGTGCAGTCCTGGGCGAGCCGATCCCGATCGTGTTCTGCCGGCGTGATGAGGCGAACGGCAGCGGCGGTGTGCTGGTGTCACCAGCCGCCACCGAGGCCCGGTTCACCAATGCCACGGACAATGCCGTCACTGCCAGCTACCACCTGGTGGTGAGCGAGGGGCGGATCGGATCGATCCAGGTCCGCGACGTGCTCCAGGGCCCATGCCGCCGCGGCACTCACACCCAGACCTATGACCGGCGTGCTGGCACATGGCAGCCCGGGAACTTCATCGTTGATCGCAACCGCCCGCCGCGGCGGTTCTGGACGCAGCAGGTCATCACACCAACGACCCAGAGCCAGATCAATCAGTTCAACCTGCTGGGGCAGGCGACCCTGACTGATCCATCCGAGCTGACGACATATCCGTTCAATTTCTATGCAGTCTGGTACGAAGCGGTTCTGGTTAATCCAGCTGCGCCAGACAACCATGATTCCTGGCAGTACGTGATGCCGAATGGCTTCACTACTACAACCGTCACATACACCAAAACCATTGCAGCCACAAGCTACGAGCTGCCCGATGCGACGTTCTACTGCGGATCGATCGGCACCTACACAGGCTTGTC